CCCCATCAAGAATCCCGGCAAGATAAGCCTCGACATCTACATCGCTAATAGCTGCGTAGGCGTTAGTTTTATCTTGTGTATCTGACATTACCTGAAGAGAGTAATACAAACTCTTCAGAGGGGAGTTCAACCATCGTGCCATAAATTGACGGTCCATTGTTGTCATATCGGACCACCAATTCATAGAAATTGCGTGAGCCATTCCAGTGCTGTCCATGAGCTTTTGCCACTCACTGTTTAGCTCAAAGAACACGTCCCAACCAACCTCTTCAGCTGTCTCACATTTGGGATTGAACTTGTAGCTCTGCACCCCAAGAGTGGCACTATCACGATCTACCTCGCGGCTAATCGGAGGAGAGATCTCAGGGGTTGTAGTGAAGCCCTCACGGTCCACATAGCGGTACGCACAAGACGCTGTAGGAGCCACAGTGAACGCTCGTGACATCTTGTAGTCAGCAGCCACCTTAGAGGCCTCCATGAAGCCCACATAAAGCGCTTGAGCGATCTCACCAGCTTTGTTATCAGCGGTTCCTAGCCCAAGGTTCTTGCGGCGAAGCGCAGCAACAAACTCCTCATACTTGACGCCTTCAATGGCAAGAAGGTTTGCAAGACCAAGAACACCAAGACCAACTTGGTTATCCTTTCGACTGTAAATCCCTGATTCATCTACACCTGTACGGGTGTAAAGATCACAAAGGAACTTCATCCCATCAACAAAAGCTTGAGGGATTTCATTGATTTTGGTAAGACCCAAGTTGATGTGACTCAACAAGCAAGTGTCACGAGACTTAAGCAGGATCTCTTGGCAAACGTTTGAGTAGATGCGATCACCGTTTGCGTCGTACTGCTTCTTAACAATCCAAACGTCACCCTTACGGGCAGCGTCCATGATTGCTTTTAGTTTGTCGGGCTGATCAATGATGTCAGGATCAACATTGACACAGCGCTTGATCCAAGGAATACGAGCTCGATCGTAATTAACAAACTCAAGAATGTCAGGGTGATCTGCGTCGCAATGAGCAACGATTGCACCGTTCCGATATGTTCCCCCTCGACGAAGGATCTCGTTGAACTTGGAGTAAATCTCCATGAACCCACAAGGACCTGAAGCAACCATTCCGTGGCTGTTTTCGGTACCTTTTGCACGAAGCTTAGACAGGTGGATAGCAACGCCTGCGCCGTAGCGAAGAGCTTTACTAGCGAACTGCCAAGAACCTTCGAGACCATCAGGGTGTTCATCCATTGTGTCTTCTACAACGAAGACAGTACAGGAGACCGGATACCTACGAGTCGGATTCTTGATCCAGCTCTCCACCCTCCCCGTCATTGCGATCGCTGGATTCAGAGTCGTCATCGAAAGTTCCATTGTCAATTGAGTGTTGAAGTGAGGTAATTACAAAGTCGTTCCACTGTTCATCATCAAGTTGATTCAGTGGTTCAAGTTCAGGGTGTTCATCAGGATCCCAGTAAAACTGAATAGATCCGTTACCCTCGTCATCTTCCTCGTATTCAGCTTCGACATACTGCCAAGCTTCAGGAGGAATCTGTTGCAGCAGTTCAGTGTAATCCTTCATAAGTCTGAGAGATCGGCGGGTTTGAAGTTAGGTCCTTTTTGTACCTTTCCGTTGACTTTGGTGAAAGGAAACTTAGACCAGTTGGAAAGATAAACTCGTCCAAAAGCATCGTCAGGGTCCACACCATAAAGATGGAGAAGGCCATATGTGACCCAAATGAGGTCGCACGCTTCTTTAAGGATCTGCGGGCGCTTCTCGTTACGGAACGCGTACATGAGTTCGTAGAACTCCTCCTCGACGTAGGTGAGTTGTTGCTCAAGCGCCTCGAGGTAGCCATCAGATTCAGGACTGATTAGCTGGTCCGCTTTTTGCATCCAAGCTTGCACTAGTTCCGCATTGGAAGTCAGCATCATCTGAGTCAAGGATTGAATCGTAAAGGTTTGCTTGCCGTTGAGCCCACTTGGCATCCCACTCTTCTGATCGTTTGATCAGTCGGTCAAGATACCAGCGAGCTTTCTTAAGATCTTCAGTACCGTTCTTGTGTTGGTACCTAGTCACATACTTGATGATGTTGCCTTCAATGAAGTCAAAGCAGTGACTGTCGATGTAATCAATACATTCAATTACTCCTGTATCGAAGGCGTAGTGGTGGGGTCGTATTGGATCGTTGGTGGTGTCCATTGTTGAATCTCATTGAGGGTGTACTCAGTGTCACGAAGGATGCGAGCGAGGCGTGCTTGGTTCAAGGCGTAGTCAGCACTCAAACCTTTCTTTGCGTACTGCTGAACTACAGTTCGCCATGCGGTGGTTTCTGAGAAGTCTTCTGCTGGGATGAGCTTCTCTGCTGTCTTCGGGCCAACCCCAGGGCAACCAGGATAGCCGTCAACGGAATCACCGGTAAGAGTCTGACGATAGTAAAAGACATCAGCGTCAAGTTGAGAGATGGTAAAGATGTTTCCATCGTTATCTAGATGGGTACCAGGAATCTGTTTTAGATCCTTGTCCCCAGACCACATAACGACTTGATCGCTATGGCGAGTAGTGAGGATGCCTAAAACATCATCAGCTTCCAGCCTGGCCCAACACTCAGACGGAAACTGTTGCTCTGCCCACCGTCGAATTGCCAAGTACCCAACTGGTTTCCGACGATGGTTTCCAGCACGGTTTCCCTTGTAGGACGGTTCAATGTCTTTACGGAAGTTTTGATCAGCAGTCCAACAAAGCGTGAATCGATCTGATTGTGCTTGATTGCGCTTGATATCCAAAAGCTCATTGAACATCAACTTGGCTTCTTTGACTGGTAGATGAGTCGTAATGATGTCAGGACACCATTCGATTTCAACTTCGCAAGCGGCCACTGTTTGATACAGCAGCATATCTGCGTCAAGCAGTAGCCACGTCATCAGTACCTCCTTGATGGGTCCCTAGCTTATTAACCCTGGCTAGGTAGTCCACTGCTTTTAGGACGCCTTCAAGATTGTCACCAAGCTTTCCGATGCCAGTGTTGCAGTTGTTACACAGCCAACCTCTGTGCTCATGACTGTCGTGGCAGTGATCCCAGTGCAGCTTCTGCTCGGTAAGGCCACAGCATTCGCAGGGTGTACCTAGCTCAGGAGTCTTCTGTTTACGTCGAAGCTTGTTGTAGTGGTTCATATGACGACAGGCACAGGAGAGACATTCAGGCCGTCTCCAAGTACCGTTCCGACCGAACAGTTCTACCGGCTTGGTTTGCTTACAGATCTTGCAGGTCTTAGTGACACTCTGCCCAGTTAGATCCGACTTTGTACTCCGCACCGATTTCAATACGGAGTCCAAGTTCATCTCCTGCCAGAGCTGCTGACCGGACTGCAATAATTCCAAGCTCTTCTGAGCGTTCAGCTGCGACTGAGAATTGGATTTCATCTTGGCAATGGACAAGAAAGGCAAAGTCTTTGTCGTAGGTAAACCCTGCTTCCACCAGTTGGTCGTAGCAGATGTTGTACCAGAGCTTGCTAATGATGGCACCAGCGCTCTGTAAAAGGAAGTTCAAAGCGCTATGAGAAGACCGGATTTGTATTTGTCTACCGTCTAAAGCCTTTATAAATCCTTCAGAATCTGCCTTCTCAACAACCCGCTTAGTCAGCTCAGCAAGCGCTGGCATATTGCGGAAATACTTTCTCTTTAGCTTTGCTCCGTCTTGCCCTGTAATGAGTCCTAGCTTCTCGGCTCCAGCGCCGTACATCAAGGCATAGAAGAACGTTTTGGCTTGGTCTCTGGTAGCCAGCCCAGCAGCCTTCTGATTGGCTGTGTGGATATCACCGTTCAATACCTCGTCGGCAAACTTACCGCCATCAAAGGGCCATAAGTAGTGGGCTAAACATCTTGCCTCGATACCGCTGAGGTCCACGCCAACCTGCTTGGTGCTTCTACCTTCCCCAAGGCAGCCAGGTCCAAACAGAGCTCGGCACTCCGGTCCCAGGACTGACCTGACAGCAGGAACCTGGGCCATGTTGGGGTTGACGTGGGCGCAGCGAGCGGTGGCACAACCAACAGTAATCACACTGCCGTGAATCCTGTTGTCGCTCTCCACCAGTTTCAACCAGGCGTTGTTGCCCGTGCTGAGTTGACCCAAACGTTTTTGGAGCGTGAGGTGTGAAACAAAATCCTCAGCCCCAGGGATCTTTGCCAGAACTGTTTCATCTACTTTGGGTTTCCCCGTTTCGGTGAAGTCCTTTGGCTTCCACTCCAAAGAGTTCTGGAGCACCCAAGCAATGTGATCACGAGAGTTCGGGTTGAGGTCTACGAGGCGGCACATCTCTGCACCGGCTACATACCCTCTGGAACTGTCGTTTCGCTTGGGAGTAAAGAGCCCTCCGTCAACGAACGGGAACCGTTGTCTCAATCGTTCGTTGAGAGTATTCAGTTGTTGATTGATCTCAGCTTCTAGTTCCAACGCCCCTTGAACATTGAAACCAAAGCCAGACCGTTCCTGCAGGGCGATGAGACTTGCAAATCTCATCTCAAGGTCAACGGCACAAGGGATGCTGTCGGCCTTCGGTTGCAACCGAGACCAAAGCTTAACATTTAGTTCAACATCACAGACGCATCGATCAGCTAGCTCCTCTGTGAGCACACTGAAATCTGTTAGGTCTGCGTGTCGCTTGCTATGACCTAGGCGAAACCCATAAGCCTCAAGAGAATGCCGACCATAAAGCTGAATCGGCATACCTTCCCACTTCTTCTTCAGATCCGTGTCAAAGATATTGGGATACAACATCCGACACAGGATCAACGTATCAACGACCTTTCCCTTTGGTTTGAACTGTGGGTAAACCTGTTGGATGGCTGGAATGTCGTATTGAATGATGTTGTGACCAACCAATACATCAGCATCCTCAAGGATTTGTAACCACTTCTTAGGGTTCTTATACAGCTGCGTCTGATTCCCCTTGTGGATGGCGCAGCAGTGAATCGTAGTTACGTTCCTCGACTTCAGAGCATTCGTCTCCACGTCGAACGTTACCGTCGATAAAGACTTGGAGGTTTCGGCTGTAACAGAAGTCGAGGAAGTCTTCGAGCTTGTTGTAGGTGAGCTGGTGGTAAGAGTCATTGGACTTGAAGAAGGACTGAAGATACCTCTTCGCTTTCTCAGTAGCAGCTAGTGCTGTTACCTTCAGCGGATTCATCTCAGAGATGTGAACGTCAAAAGTCGGCTTCAAAAGAATCATCGAAACTTGCGGTTGATTTTGTTCCGCCATTTTTAAGCTCCAACATTCTGCCTGTACTCTCGTTGTATTTCACGGAACCAGAAACGCCACACCAGCCGGTGAAACGATTCTTGAGTACGCGTACCACTGTGCCCTCGGAGTCGTTCTCTGACTGCTGATTTCTCTCAAGACCAAGGCAGATATCACTAAGTTGCCCAATAGCAGCGCTACCGCGAAGCTGAGAGAGCGATGTTTGTGCGCCATTTTCATGGCCTTTGTCTCCAGTAGGACGGCGAAGGTGAGAAACAAGAAGCATTCCACAGCCAGTTTCTTCTACAAAACTCCGTAGTTTGGTCATCGTT